GGGTGTTTTCCAAAATCCGAGTTAGTATATACGGGCTCTGATGTGCATATCCCCATTGGATCACTAACAGAGGGAGACAAGATTTGCTCATGGGATGTCGAACAGAAAAAAACACAATACACCGTAGTTATTGGAATCCACACGTACACCGTAATGGAAATAATTTGTTTTAATGGTACTATGCGGGTTTCGTCTTCTCATCCCCTTATGGTCTTGGAAAGAGGAGAAAATGGTATACTTTTGCCAAAGTGGAAAGTTGCGATTGAGGTCAATATTGGGGATCATTTAATAGGATATGATAGCAAAAATATCATCATTAGGTCAAAGAGTGTGCATTGGTATGACGCTGGTATGGAAGTTTTGAATCTTTCTACAGATAGCGGAGTTCCTTTCTTGGTTGGAGGATGTGTTGTGAGAGCCGATAATGCAAAAGACAACATAGAGTGGGCTGATTCGCCTATAACCCAAAAAATGGTTGCTTGACTTCCATTTGATGATAACCCAAAAAATTTGGCAATCATTTAAACTATGAAACTTGGAGAGGACATACTCTTGCGTAACACCTAAAACAATTATATAAGTTAACGCATAGTGTCAGACACCATATGCGTTAACTTAGGAGGTATCAAAAGAGCAAAGCTGAGGCCGCCGCTTGCGCTTGGAATCGGCACATACCCATGACAAACGGCTCAGGAGGTTAAGCAAATCAGTGCTGTTCAGCGATTCAAACAGCATTAGAGTGACGATAGATAATATTACCCGCAACTCCCTCCACAAGCTCATTTGGTCTGGGCACAGAGATGCGTCTTTATTGTTAGTTTGTTTCTGAGGGGGAAAACGCCCTGTGTTCACGAGCGTTTCACACAAGGCGGCTAAAAGCAGCTTTCCATAAAACCACGTCTTTATATTTTCTGTCTTCCTGGCAGGCATTTCGTTGTATTCAAATATCGATTTCAACTGTTTGAATGCTATCTCTATTTGCCACCGAGCACGATAGAACTCTAGCACTTGTTCGGCAGTTACATCCTTTTCAACAGAAGTCACCACAATAATATATTTGTTGTACTCCTGCTGTAATGCGCTCACCGGTTTTCCGCCGCGTTTGCGCTGGTTTTCCTTTTTCAGTCGCTGCATTCCCTTCCACTCATTTAATATATCCTTACGCACGGCACAGATGCAGAAACCATAGACAGACTATACGCGTTTGTCCCCACAATCCCACGTTTAGGCGAATCCGCATTTTAAAAAAACCGCCCGGTTGCCTCCATTATTTCACAAGTGTGGCAGATTACTTCATCTACGAATACTACGGCGAAGACACACTTTACGGCATGGTACGCATCAATTCTCCCCACCAAAAACGAATGCCGCAATATCAGTCTTACCACCTTGAAAACCAACGAAAACATGAAACTGGATTTCTCATGGACAGTTTGAAAATTTTTCTCCTTGCTCTTTCCTCTTTTTTCTCTTGACCATTACCCCCATTTTTGTTTTGATTGTAATCATCAAACTTAATTAATAAGGATCATTTATGCCCAAAACACAACAAACCCCGGCTTCCGTTCTCAATTCGCTCTTGGAAGAATATCAACTGAACCACAGTTCATTATCCATGCAGATTGGTCTTAGCGTCTCGTCAGTACGTCAAATAGCCGCAGGAAAATCAGGCATCTCCGTTCCCACCGCTCTACGCTTGGCAAAGTTCTTCGGTCAATGCCCTTCGTTTTGGCTGGATCTCCAATTACAGACAGACATGCAAAAAGCCGCAAATGACGAAGATTTACAAAGCGCATTAAAGGAAATTTCTAAAGTAAAGAAACCCGCAGCTCCACCTAAAGGCAAGCCCTTAGGTAAAAATAAAAAAGAAAATACACTGGCCGAAAAAAGGAAAACGGCTGCCAAAGCCCCTGACTCAAGAGCCGCCGCGAAAAAGCAGGTTAAAAAGGAAGTCAATAAGAAATAACCCAAATTTCAACAAGCATTCTCCTCTTTCCTCATTTGTTTAGGTAGTCCAATAGTCTTTGCTGCCTCGATGTAAGAATACTTCGGTCATTCGATATTCCTCTATTGGGCTTATACCAGGAAAATTGGCTAAAATAATTTCGCCATTCATCTGTTACAAAAAAATACCCATTTAGGGCGAACATCGCGTTTATGATTTTCCTTCTTTCATTATTCGTTAAGCCGTCCAGGTACAATAGCAATTCGCTGTCCACATTTTCACCCAACCCAGACGCCGCAATCACAATTTCCTTATCAGTATTTAAATTAAATTGGAAAAACGGGAAATCCTCTTTAAAGGAAAACGGGCCACTTCTTTCCTTTTCAAAATAAAAAGAATAATCAATCCCATCTGTCAGCATATAAATCGTAAAGAAAGATGGTCGATTACCACGACCTGATAAAAGTAAGCTGCTTCCTTTCTCCATAAATATCTCGGTAAGATTGACTGAAAAAACATCTTCGCTTGTAAAGAAATGAAGAAAAGGCAGTAATATAGTATTTTCAAGTATAGACACTCCGATATTCCGCTCTAGCAAACTTTCAAATACAATGCTTGTGGCTAATGCCCGCGCAACATTATAAGCTTCACTGGGGTAGTCACCGATCTTTCTATATGAAAACCCATTGTTGTCAATGATAACCCTGTCAGATCCAATTCTAATAAACTGGAATAAATTACCTTCACTGGCTTTAATCGCGTAGCCATCATTCCATTCTGAATTACTGTAAATGATATTTTTATTTACTATCAGCACATCATGGTAGCGCCCTTCATTATTATGCTGAAACGCCAACGAATGATTCTTCGTCGCTTCCAATATGGCAATATATTCCACCGGCAAATAAACACCAATGAAATCATCTTCAATTATTTCCAAACGGAAGTCCTTACCGGGCTCTTGAGCAAAAACGCCATTAAAAAGAACAACCATCATCATAAATGACATTATTTTCCCGCTCATATAGAAAATTTACAAAATTTAATTTGCAAAAACAACAAATTCATAAAATAAAAATCAAAAAGGGAGAGGGCTCCCCCTCTTTCATAGTTTGCGCGTTAAAAACAGCTAATGGCGCATTACCCCGTATGACCTTTTGGCATGTTTTTTGCAAATGTGCCCAGTGAGTGGGCACGCAAAAACCACGCCAACCCGTGGAACGTTCAGTTCCACGGGCCAGGCCTTAGCTTCTCGCTAAAGTTTAGCAACCCTCTCTCTGGTGTTACGTTGCGCCTGGCGCCGCTATAGTGGCAAGGTTTCTCGCTGGGTGGTTTTTCCCCCACGGGGCGGGTCTGGGGTTCAGGAGCAGCGTATGCCGTTCCTATCCGTCCGGGTTTCAAGCCCGGTTTTAACAGGTGGTTTGCAAATGCAACCTACAAATCAGAAGCGGTTTTATACGCCGCGCTTTTCAGAATTGGCAGCCGTATCAGTTCGCCGTATTGCATGGGCTCTAGAAAAGCCAATGCCATCAGCAATTGACCACATTATCCAACTCTTGCCTGCAATCGTAGACTCCTCAACAGTCTGTTTGTCATGCAAAGACAATTCAAAATGTGTCGCTTGCATCTTTGGCAGTCTTGGCAACAAACAAGAAAAATCAAGCTTAGCAATAGGTCGTTGACACAAACAGCCCCGCCCCGGCTAACGCCGGGGAAATTAAATTTTCCTTCTCTGACATCAGAAAGCTAAAAACCGCTGACTGATGTATTTTTCAAAGAGCAAAACGCCGCCCCGTTAAAGCGCGGGACGGCTGATTTCGTTTTTATGATTATTTTGTTTTTAGGATAACAATATTCCCTTTTGGCCTTGCCACGAGAAAGCCATCTCGTTTGCGGAACCGGAGGAACAATTCCCCATACTCAAGACTTTCTGTCGTAGCATCGAATTTCTTTATCTCGATACCTTTACGGTTGCCATGCTGAATTCTGCGGGGGTTCATGAAAATAGCAAAAGGTTCATCGGCTTTAATATCTGCAATCTGTGGGAGGATTGAAACCTCATGATAAGGGTACAAATCCAAGCGCCCAGGCATTGCCTCTGTAGGCCGCCGCCAAATCGGACGCCCTGTAGTATCCTCAATGTTGGCGATATGGTTGAGTACCGTTTCATTCAAGAACCAGCAGCAATCTTTTCTTTCTTCAGCTGATATTTTATATACAGCGTCCCTGAAATCCTTCCATGTCAAATCATTGATAGCCGCTCCAGCAATGGCAACCTTGATAGCTCCCTCGGCTGCTATAGCCCCAGTGAAAGGATCATCATCGGCAAGTAAACATTGACGGTCAAATTCCTGTCCGTACACTTCGATAAACTCATCAATGAACATGGCCCCAAGGTCAACAAAAACATCCTCTTCAAACTCATCATACCAAGGGATATATCCAGCCAACGTATACGCTTTAAGTTCAACACGCTCCGCGCCCTTCGGCTTGCTCCCCTTTATCTGCTGCCCGTAGGCAGTAAGCCAGTGCAATTCAACACCGCCCCTGTCCCTCGTAGGCAAGAAAATGGAAGGCCCCATCATAGGCCGATGCCTGACAAGATTCATCATCACCGATTTTTTGGCAGCATCCTGCATAATTTCAGTCTCATAAATCGGGTTGATAAGATACTGCTCGTTAGTCGCCATGTTCCCCATTGGTTCACCTAAAGGGGCTTTAATCACCTGCCAGCCTTTTTCTCCCCACGACACATCACGGGGATTAGTCCAGTTATCCGCTTTCAGGTTAGGCGAAAATGATAAATCCGCAAGAGCCTTATGATTCCCGCCCCAGGCCGCGGCAATCCCCTTGCCCAAATTAAAAAGCAACTCCCGTCGGGAAAGTTCTCTCGGATTCGCTGCTTGATTTTTCAATTCTCCTCGCAGGCTCTTGATAGTCCCTTCCAAAGCCGCGATCTGCATAGACTGGCTAGATGTAACCGTCTCAAGAGTTTTCGCCATTTCCTCAAGAAGTAGTTCTTTATCCTTGAAATATTCCGCCGCCTTAACCGGATCAGAAAACCCTGTATTCTCGATTTTCTTCATCTCAACCAGTTTCTGTTTAATTGCCATCAACAACTCGCTCATATTACGCTCCCTCTGTGAAATTAATTATGCTGCCCCAAAATTGAGAAGCATTGTTACAACTTTCGTTTCTCTTTTCTATTTCCTCGTTTCTCATCTTCATTAGCGCAAACGGATTGGCCGGAACATTGCAAATGCTGAATTCAAGCAGTTCCTGCTTCCTGAAAATTAACGATGTCCCATCTTCCGTTGTTTTCCTGTCAGGTATTTCAATCTCCATTACACGAAACCCAACCGACCCCGCCCGAATAACGCCCGCCTTTACCCGCTGCTCAATAGACCAGCCGAAAGAATCAAAGCTCTTGTCGTTAAAGTACACAAGCCCATGAAGCCCCTCGTTATCAATGGTCAGCCCCTCAATTTTCCCTATAGCCGGAATATCGTATCTATGCGCCCACTGGACAACAGGGTTTTCCATGTACCGCCTAATATCCCAACCCTGTGGATCTATCCGCTCCTCAAATCGGTCAAGGTCAAATGTTGATAACGTCCACGGAAAACCCTGCCCAGCCTCATCGGACTTTAGTCCGCCATCAGCCGTCAAACAGAAAGGAACAGAGGCAATCAACTCCACATCCCCCGCGACTTTCCGCACTCCCGCCACCTCTTTCCCAACACCTAAAAAATCAAGCAGCAAAGAACTATCACCAATGCGAAATTCTCCGCCCTTAGTTCTCAAAATCATAAAAGCCCCCTGTAGCAATTTGCTCGCTATTCATTTCTCATTGCTCTTTTGTATTTAGCTCGCCAGAAATTCCTCAATCCCAACCAGCCCTTTGCGTATAGTCTGTTTTAAAAGCCCAACCGTATTTGTTACATGTAACTTGTCATATATCGCCCGGCGCCGGTTCTTCACAGACTGCTCTTTCAGGCACAGGGCTTTAGCAATCTCATCGTTCTCAAGCCCCTCAATTATCAAGTGGACAATTTCCATATCACGGCAAGTTAGATTGTTTGAACGCGTGGGCATTACGGCGTCAAACGCCATCCTGTCAAATTGACGCGGAATTACTGTTTCCCCGGTCAGCGCGCATTTCAAATCTTTGTTGAAATCATCATCCCCCTGCCTCATATCAAGGTATCCGTCTACCCCGGTACGCAAAAAACATTTCAAATAATGGTCAGGGTATTCATGAAACCCAAAAACAAAAATTCTAAGGCCCAAATATTTCTCCATAAGCCGCCACAATTCACCCGGTGTAGCCTCCCGGTAAAAACTCCCTTCAATCAACAAATACTTTGGTCGACAATCACGCAGCCTGTCCCGCAATTCCTCATCACTTTGAACGCCAACAATCTTATTATTGACAGCCCCGATTTTTTTCAGGTGAATTAGAACCATCGTCTGAACCGCCCTGCTTGTACTTGCTACAAGTATCGCCCTTCCGCTATTCATCGTTCCCCCTACCGTCATCAGGTACGAGCCCCTTGTCTCGATACCAAATATCCCCCCACGGCTTAGGCTCTTTACCCCTTTCCAGTAGCACATCGTTAATCGTTTTAAGCCCGCAGCGGATTTCCGCGATATCCCTTTTGCTCTGCGCGTCCTCATTTTCTTGTAGTTCCGGAATATCCCAAAGGTCAAAGCGCCCGGTCTCTTTCAAACCGAAACGCATAAAAAACTGGCTTTCCAGTATTTGCTCAAATTGGCGCAATGTCGGAATAAGCGTGTACTGCCAGAACGCTGAATGTTGTTCTTTAGTATCCTTGCCGCTTAAAGCGGTTGACCTGTCGGAAATATTGGCGACTCTCGGAGGTATCCCGTATTTCGCCAAAATCGTGTAAAGGTTCCAGCGTTTAAGCTCAAAAAGTTTTACGACATCAGGGTTAAAGCTCAAAGCTTCAAAACTTGTGCCTTTGCCCAATACCGCAATCTTGCGCCCGGCTTTTACTTGCCCGTATTTGTTTTCCCACCGCCGCTCTATGGCGTCAGCTTCTTCCGGTCGCAATGTTTGTTCAGTTTTGAGTAATCCTTGCGGTACAGCGTTATTCTTTAGAAGGGTAGAGTTTGCTTTATTGGCGTAATAGTCCTGTTCCAATTCAAGACCCAAAGAAACCAGAGGATTAACACCCCTCAAAGGGTTCCACGGGTTCCAGTCCCGAAAATGGATCATTTCATCGGAAAAGATAGGTATTTGTTCATGGCCGCACTGGTAAAACCAGCGGCGGCATTTCATGCGATCATCATATACGCCCCCTTCGCCTGATTCCTCTGTTTGCAATCTGCGTGGGTTAAGAATAAAAATCTCTTTGGGAATCCCGCCGGAGTAATCCGGCCCAAACCACCAGAACGCCTCTCCCTCCAAATGCCACCAGGCCGCGGTCTCTTTCCAGAGGTCAAAACGAGAAAGGTTATGATTTGGTTTATGAAACAAGTTATAAAGAGCGCCATTTTTTAACTCTGCCCCATCTTTTTCAATAGCAAAATCAGCCCTGGCCAGATTGCGGATTAAAATATTAATCGCTATGTTGACCCAAGCGTTACACAAGTAGCTATCAGCATAAGAAGGCTTATGAAAAATACTGAAATTATGATCGTCAGTCAAGAAATCTCGGTTATTATTTCTCGAGTCCACCGACTTTTCCGTATTACGCTGCTTGTTGTTACGCAAGAACCAAAGCTTTTTCATGAGAAAATCACCCCCTGCTGGACATCAGAGAAAACCGCGTAACGCAGAGCGTCCATAAAATGATCATTAACCTTTACAATCTCTCCGGCCTCATTACGGCAGTAATCCCATATTTCTGAAAGCACGCCATTGCAGGTTTCGCAAACGTAAAATTGCTTACGCTCAATCTTCGCGTTGATAAAATCTATCCCGCTTTCAACACTATTATTTGCTTTAGTGCCGCCTGTTATTTCCTGTATGCGCTCCCCTCCGGCAGGGTCGCAATATACAGGCATACCCATTTCACCAGGGCAATCCAGCAACAACCTCGCTTGCAATTCCTCGTTAAAAGATTGGGTCGTCATATTAAAAGCCCCGTAATCACCAAGGACATAAATAACATCACCAAGCCAAGCGATTTTCACGAAAGTAATGTTAAGGCCAAAATCCTGCCCCGCGGCGTAACGGTCAAACCTTTCAGGTAAATCACCAACTTTGACAATCATCGTTTCGTCAAACCGGTCATAGATAACACCCTCGGCTTTAACCCAAAGGCCATCCCGAAACCTGGCTTTCTGTTTTTCAGGAAGCGTATCAAGAATGTCCGTGATATAATCCTCCGGCAGATTTCCCCTGTTATCTTCTGGGTTAAGAAGCATAGAAGCGTACAACTCCGCTTTCTCAAGCGGCTGCCCTGAAAGAAAAGCCCGATTCAAAACAAATATCTTGTATGCCCAATGCAAAGGACTCCCCGGATTGCAGTCATAGAAAAACAAATTCCTGCAACCCTGTATTCGCATAGCAAGCCGTGAATAAGCGGTAGTAACAGCAGCGTAACTTAACTGCGAAATCTCGTTAAAATAAATCGTGTTGTATTCATGCCCCAGAATCTTGTCCGCCTGTTCCCTATCCCCCAAACCCCCAATCCAGATTTCAGAACCATTAAAAAGCGTAATCATGCTTTCATGCGCGAGATATTTATAACCATCTTTCCCGACAGTATTATCAAGCCAAGGAAACAAAGTCTCCCGCAACACAGAAGAACGAGCATCCTTCGCGCGGTAACGGCAAATCAAATGCCTTGAACCCGCAAATCTTAAGGCACGATAAATAATCGCCATCACCAACACAGTTGTTTTCCCGGAACGAGAACCCCCAAAAAGCAAAATATGTTTCGCCCCACTTTTCAGTAATTCCAAAGCTTTCTTCTGAATCACCGTAGGCCTAAAAACAACACTGGTTCCCATTACTCATTTCTCCCTGCTCATTCCTCATTGGTTTCAAAGCCCGTCAAATTCAGGCGCGAACATCAGCTCCCCTTGTTTTGGTTCCGCCCTGCCGTTAGGAGCAACAAGCCCCACGATTTCCCGTTCCAGCTTAATCGCCGTCTGCGCCCATTCCGTCAAATTGCCCTGCGTCAATTCAGCCGGGTCCATCATGTCAAGCTTCTTTCCAACAACCCGCAACATCTTCCCGGTAATTTCTCTGTGGACTTCACCCTGCGCCTCAATAGTTTTCCGTCTTTCCGTCTGTTTTAACTTTTCCGTATAGCGGTCATAATCCTCAGCCCTTTGCTGCCATCGAAACTTTGTAGACCAATTCCGCCAAACCCGGTAACGCTTACCCCGCTTGGTCTCATCATTCTCTACGCTATCAACCGCCTTACGGATATTCCGTTCAGGGCCAAAATCACGAAAAGCGCTAAACGCCGTATAAGCTAGTGCGCTTTCTCTCGGCAACATCTCCCAACTCTCAAAAGGCTGCGCCAACGCCTTCGCTTCCTCAATCGCCTTCTCAAAGTCCCGCATCTTTCCCCTCTGTCAATGCTTTTTTGTCGCTTTAGGCATCAACATCTTTCGCCTCGTCTTCAACCATTCCTCAACCTCCGAAGGCAGAAACCGCACCGCCGCCCCGACTTTCAAATAAGGAATCGTTTTTTGCTGGACAAACTTTCTGATAGCCGATTCTGTCAAACTCATTTTTTCAGCCACATCAGCGATGGTCATTAAGTTTTCCAAAACTCCCTCCAAAATCATTAATGTATTACAAATATGGGGATTACTGGTTTTAACGAAAACGGTACTTTAGTACCTGTTTGCAGCCGTGAAAGTGATAGAAAATGATAGGTTGATAAAATTTGCCAATACGCAAAAAAGCCGCTTAAATTGCCCGGAAGCAATAAAAACGGCCTTTCAAAAATATGTCTTTGCTATGCGGCAGTGAACCTTCGTCGGCTGCCTTTTATAAACCAGCGATCAATTTTTCCTGAACAGAAGTTATTTCGTTCAAATCAGAACTCTTCAAGTGTGTATACCGTTTCGTCATACCAATAGATGAATGTCCTGTTAACGCCTGCACTTTTACATTTGAAACATCAGCCAGCAACATACTCGTGTTAAAGAAATGCCGCCACGAATGAAACGTCAAGCCTCGCTTCTTTTGTTCAGCGCTGTCAATTCCCAGTTTAATCAAAGCCCTCGCGAAAGCCGCAGTTACGCCAAACCTGCAAATCGGCGTTTTACCATTATCATTACTGAACAGGTAGCCATTACCGCATTTGGTTTTAAATTCCTCTAGCTCTTCCATGACTTTATTGGGAATAGGAATTGTCCTTGTCTTATGATTCTTGGTACTGGTATACCCATATTTACCGTATTGCCCATTGACAATAATATGCTTGGCAGTTACATATTCGCCTTTAAGCCCGATTAGTTCCCCAAGCCTCATTCCAGTACAAGCCGCCAACTTGTTTATAAAGCAGAAAATATACTTTTCCCAATAGCTTTCCCATTCTTCTCCAAAAAGCTTTTTCACGTCCTCAATCTCAAGCAGCTCCCGGTTTTTTTCAACATTCCTTAACTGCTTAACACCCTTGCAAGGATTGGCCTTGATTAACTCTTTTCTAACCGCCCAGGAAAGCATAATGCTCAAAAACCTGAAAACCTTATTCCCTGTCGCATGGCTAAAACCTCTGGCAGGAAAAGATAAAAGCCAACTATCAATAATTTGGCTTGTAATAGCATCCAGTCGCAAAGGGCCAAACTTTGGAATCAAATGATTCTTGGCCACCGTCTGACCATTATCAGGATAAGACCTGGAAATCACCCGCCTTGACTTTAAGGATTTAAGAAAATCACTCGTTTCTATATCCCAAAAACCAGTAGCAAATTCTTTGAAAGTCGGAACACCAGCATACTTATGTTTTACAAGCTTATCCTCTTTCATAAGCCGCATACAATATTCCCGTGCCGCCATCTTCGAAGTCTGCCCCGTAGAATGCCCGCAAACCCTATTCCCATTCGCGTCATAACAACGGTAGTAGAAAACCGCCTTTCCGCCGCCCACCTTCCGTCTGTAAAGTGAAAAACTACCCCTTAACCGCATCAAGTCCTCTCTTTTTGGGTAAGTGGCTACATTGCTGGCTACATACCCAAGGTTTTAGATTTAGCCCCAAAAAACGATTTCGCTAAATCATTACACCATAAAGAGATACGAGAACTTCAAAATCATAGCCAGAGTACTTTAGTACCCCGCAATAGAATTTTGAATTCCCTTTGCGCGCGCGAACCAAAGGTTCGATGTTTCTCCGCGACTCTGCGTGAAAATTTGCGAGCCAAACTGAATTGCTAAATAAAGTGACTTCCGTGACCATAAAAAAGCGGTTGATAAAACCTGAATGTGATAATACAATGATAAGCATATAATAACCTGCCTTTGCTGGTTTAAAGGGGTGCTTATGAAAATGGGATTCTTCACGGCAAATTTTACCGAAATGCCTCTGGAAGAGGTGGCCAAAATGGTCGCTGGTTATGGATATGAAACTCTGGAAATACCCGCCTACGAAGGCAACGGGCAGTTCGAGCCCGCGGATATGCTAAAGCCGGGCAAGGCTGCGGAAATACGCAAAATGACGGCCAGTTACGGGCTTGATATCTGCGCGCTTAGCAACCACTCCGATTCCTTCCTTATAATGGGCCCTACCGGTGTGGAA